ATGACGCTGGGCTTCTTCCTCCCGCAATCGGAAAATATTATCGTGTATTTTTATGACTCCGAACCGGTAGATGACGCGAACCACGTCGCGGTGCTGCAAGTCGAATTGGCTACGACATTGCTACGCCGAGAGTGGAAAAAGGTGCTGCAGGCAATTGAACGTGCGCCTAATCAAAAGATGTTAGTGCATACTGGCAGCGTCGCGCGTGGCTTTGCACTAGGCTTGCTGGCCGGCGAGATAATCACCATTCGGGGATACCAAGCGATGACAGCGTTGATCAGCAAGGCAGAATTGATGATGCATGCGGAACTAAGCAGCAAGCCAAAATGAGCATTTTGGAATCACCGGTTAGGCCCAGCCTGCCAAACGTAATTCGTTCGCTCACCAGCGAGCTAATTGTGCTGCTCGTTAGAGCTAAAAATTTATTGGTAACCCGCTTGGCCACCGATGATGCACACGCAGTGCGTTTTCTAGGCTTAGAAACATGAGCGCTGGTGCGATCCAATCCGACACACTGAAAGCCTTGGTCAGCCACCACGCGATACGGGACGTCATCGTCGGTCGACTTAACGGCGATAACGCGATGTGGACCCTCTCAATTCGACTGGGGCACCCTGCATCGCGTTTAATGGTTGTGCGTTCCCGGCGTGAGCCAGTACGTGTTTGGACCAGCCTGACTGCCATTGGCCGTTTTGCCGACAGCATCGGTCTTAAAGGCTTTAGCGTTGAACTCTGAAGGCTAGAGCCTCAACGCTAGCTGCAGCATCCCGACCACATCTGGCCCGTCCTCATTGATCCACGTTCCGTAGTGCTGGCGGATCATGTTGCCGTTGGTGTGCCCCATCTGTTCAGCGATCCAATCGATTGAGGCAATACCCGTCGTGAGCAACTGACTGGCGTAGGTGTGCCGGCATTGCCCAGGACCACGATAGCGGACCCCGGCCGCGAGCAAGTGAGCTTTAAAAAAACGGTCACGCACGACAAAATCGTTGGCGTGCGGCAAACCGCTTTTGGTGTTCAAAAACACAAAATGCAGCGTGTGCCGGCGTATGGTTTTATTGTCCCGTTCTACGATTTCAACGTTTTCGGCTGTTCTTTTGCGGGTCAGTGCATCGACCTTCCGCAACGCCTCCCACGCCGGCGTCAACAGGCGAACCTTGCGCATCGAGCGCCGGGTCTTCGTCACTCGATAGGCGCCGCGTACCTTCGATCGACGAAAGGTCACCATCCCTTGTTCCAGGTCGACGTCTTCCCATGCCAGGGCGATGGTTTCAGACACCCGAGGACCGGCCCAAATCATGAACTGCACCATCAGTAACTCAAGCGTACGAGTGGTCGGTGTGTCGAGGATCTGTTTGATTTCCGCACGAGTGAACGGGTCCGGTGCTTCGGGATCGGGCAGGCGCACCATCAAGCCTTCGGTAGGATCGTGCGCGACTTTCATGCGCGTACGGTAGAGCCTGAACACTTGGCGCACGTTGCTGATGATGTCGCGAATGGTCTTGTTTTTTAGGGTTTTGGACAGCTTCCCCTGTATCCACTCCTGCAGGTCCAGGTGATCGATCGCGTTGATCTGCACTTTGCCCCAGCGCGGTCGTACATGTACTTCGGCCTTGTTGGCATAACCTCGGTAACTCGATGCCGCGACGCTGTTGGCTTTGATCCGCAACCAGATGTCCAGGTAATGGCCGAAGGTGTTTTCTACCAGCCGTGTTGAATTGGGGAAGTGGCGTGCGTAGTCAAAGGTGCCTGCTTGGATTTCGTATTCGATGATGGCGAGCAAGCGCTTGGCCTGGGCAACGTTCGCCGGTGTGTTTCCTCCAGGTAACGATTCGCGGCATTTTTCGCCGTCGTATTGAAAATAGATTCTCACGGAATTACCGCGAGCTTCGACCCCACTCATGTAAACCCCTAACGCTGTACTCGTATAGCGACAGTCTGACGATCGGAAACAAAAAGGCCCGTTTCCGGGCCAAGTATTTAGAAGCGCGTCTTCTGGTGGACGCGGCTTAACGCTTAGGCTTGTGATTGCGTAGATGGGCATTCAGCCGTTGGCGTTGCCGGCTGCATTGCTCGTGGTTGCCCTGCGCACGCCACCGATCGCACTGGTCGCACATGCTGGTGTAGTCGATGTTCCAGGGGAAACGTCGTGCGCGGGTCGAATGGGGTTGCTTAGGCATGGCGCGCCGCCCCCCGGGATGCGTTGTTGGCGAGCAGTTGAGCGACGACTGCCGCATCCGTTTCGCTCAGTTCGCCCAGGGTGTTGGCCATCTGGCTCAGGCTTTCAAGGCGGGTGCGTGATTCCGGGGTTTTGTGCACCAGGTAGCCGATGACTGCCGCGCCGATAATCGCGGTGGCCACCAGGTGCCGCGCCGGTGTGGTAGCCTTCGCGGCGCCGCTGCTTAGGTTCTGTGCTTGCATGGTATAGCCCTCTGTTGCGGTTGGGTGTCGAGGAGCTGCAACTCCTCGGCACTGTTTTTTAAAGGTCAGTCCTTGCGGGCCAGGTGGAGCACCAGGTCACCAAATTTTGGCTCATGCTCGACACATGATTGCCATTCCAGCACCCTCAGAATCTGTTGCCGGCTGCAGTCGTCCACCAATATTTCGCGCTGGCCACCGGCTGCGCGGACCTCCAAAATCTCCAGCAAGCCATCTTCCCCATAAGCCTCAGCCCGGATGATCGGCGCGCTTTCTCCCGTAAAGTCCAGACGGTCCTGAACTGACTGGAGCTTGCTGGTTTTTCCTTCGCTGGCACTGCCCATAAACACTTGGATTTGCATCGGTCTTGCTCTCCTTTACGCCTTGAATGTCCAGCACTTAACTGTGGTCGGCCGGGGTTGTGAACACGGATTGCGGTTGTTGAAAGCAGCACGAACAGCGCTGTGCACCGCCTTGTTGCTGTCCAGAAACTTGCGGGAACGGGACTCCTTGAGCAGATCGCGCAACGTGGCCACGTCTGCCAACTTCTGTTTGTGTTCGGCGGCGCGCTCGCAGAATTCGTTGAGGTTGATAGCGATCACGGTGGGGTCGCTGCTATGGTCGACCACTGGGTCTTCGCTTAAGGATTCGAGGTAGTCGTAGACCTCCCAAAACTCGGCCACGGCTGAATGGTCGGAACTGATCGAGGTCTGACGCTCGATACCCATCCGCACGATCTGGCGTTGGGTGGCAGCGACTTGGGGATCACTCAATTTCAGCACCAGGCGCAGGCTATCCAGCAGCGATAGCAGTTGCGCGTGGTTCTTGCTGATGCGCTCGACGCGGATATAGCCACGCAAGTCATAGCCGCAGCTGTTGCAGTTGCCCGCGTCGCTGTTGTAGGCGGTGCCACAGGCGAAGCAATGGGTATGCAGGCGGCGCAGCTTGGCTTCGTGTTGTGGCATACGCTGAGCGAACAGCTCAAGCACCGCGGATTCTTTGCCCACGGCCCGCAATAGGAAATGGCTAAGGGTGCCGCCATCCAGTGCGTTCAACTGGTCAGCTGCAGCACGGCTTTCCAGGGTCACGGTCGGGCGTACAAAGTGCAGTTTTACAATGCGAGTCATGATCGCTTCGTGGGCCACTACGGCCGCGTTTTGGCTGATAGCGATCGTCCCCCGGAACGGCGGTTCGTACGTCTCGTTACCGGCTGTCTTGACGCCCTTGGTCGCCAAGGTTCCGCCGCCGAAGAAGTCTTTCAGCTCGTCCCATTCGAAGGTTTTAGCGTGTGCCCGATCATCGCTGTGGCGATCGGCTTCCAGGAATACAACCGGCATGCCGGAGACCTGGCCCATCAGTCGAGAGCGACCGGCCTTGGTCGATTTCATCGGATCGAAGCCTTCATAGCCTTCGCGGCCGAGGAGTTTCCAAAGGAGGTTCAGCAGGGTTGTTTTGCCAGCGCCGGCTTCACCGGTGGCCTCCAGGAACGGGAAAGACTGGTAGCGAGCACGGATCTGCTCGCAGAACAGCGAACCGAAGAAGAACACCAGGGCGACAAAGCCTTGAGCGCCAAAGCAAGTCCACAGCAACTGCACCCACTTTTCATCAAAGCCCTTTGCGTCGCGCTGCAGCTTGATGGGAACGCCTTTCTGGAGGGTTTTTAGGCGTAGCTTGCCGAACTCGAAATAGTCCTCACTGTTGACCTTGTAGGTAATGCCGTCCTTGATCGCGATATCGCCGTAGACGTAGCAAGCGTATTCCTTGCTGTAGCCCACGTAGTCGATGGTCGAGACGGTTTTGATGCCGAACAGCTGATCTTTCATAAGCTTGTCGAGCTGTTGGCCGCTGCCGGTAAACATCGCTCCCGCTGCCATGCCGAGCAGGCGCTTTTTAAATTCGCTGGCGGCCGACAGCTGGCCGCTGGTGAAGGTGTTTTTCACGCTTTCAGAGTCGTGGGGGAAGTCCACGCGCAGGTAGTACCAGGACTCGTCCGTTACCTCGTTACGCTGGAAATACAGGGCTTGTGGGTAGCAATTGGCAATCTCCACAACGCTGCCGGACTGCTGCAGCGCCTTTTCGCGCTGTTGAGCTTGGTTAAGCAGTTGGTCGTCGTGGTTCTCGCTGTCCTCGATGTCGGACATGGCTCGGTTGAATTTCTCCATGTCCAATTTGAACCAGTACAGGCGGTTCCCAAAGCCCAGGTGAAATTCCCCTCGCTTGTTCCAGTCGTACATGAGCAATGCTTTTTCCGCCGCGCTTTCAGCCAGCAGCAGGGCGCCCAGGTGTCGGGCTTGTTTGAGGTCGGTGGCGATTTGATCAGCGCGTTTAGTGTCGTCCTGAATGAAGCTCCAGCGTTGGTGAAGGTCGTTCCAGTCCGCTTTGCGGCCGTCGCGTTGCGGGATCTGCGCAGACTCACACACAAAGCCCAGGGCACGGGCGTCGCGTACCCAACGTCGGGTGTAGGCGTTGGCGCCGGGCTCGTTATCAAGCGCCCAAACCAGCTTCGGCAACTTCCCGCCCTCGCGGATGTTAATCAGTGCCTTGAGTGAGTCCCCGGGGAACGCATTGGAAGACATGGCCGACACGGCGGCGATGTCGTTGTGCACCAGGGCGATGGCGTCGAAGATGCCTTCAACAATCCAGATTTCCTTGGCTTCAAGCAGGTCGACGCAGGGCGGGCACCACCAAACGCCGCGATAGCTGTCCTTGGACTTGAAGCGGGCTTTCATCTTTCCAAAGCGGTGAGGCTGATCAATCAGGCGTTCCCACCAGCCACCTTTTTCCAGGGCGAAGCGAACAGTGGCACTGCCGGCGTTGTGTTCAACGGAATAGAACGTTTCCTGGGTGAACCAACCCTGGATCAGCTCAAACCGAAAGCCTCGGGCGAACTCTAGATAGGCGCGTGCTGTTGCGTTGGGATGCTGGTCTGTCGCCGGCGCTCGCTTGCTCCAGTCTTCGAAAAGGTCGTCGTAAAGCTCTTTTACGTGCAGGGTATGGCCACACTTTTCAGGGCGACCACAAATCACCATCCATGGCGTATCAAACCGTGAATACAGCTCCTTCTTTTTGCACTTCGGGCAGGTGCCGCCGCGCATATAGTCTGTGCCCGTGCGGTGCTTGAGCCCGAAGTCGGCCTGCAGGCGTTGCAGCACGTCGTGACGAAGATCTTCTTTCATGGGGTTACTTCACTGCTTTGAGGCTGTGGGACAGGGCTGCCATAAGGCGTTTTTGCGCAGCCATAACCGGAATGTGAGCGAGAATCGCGCCGTGACGCAGACCGGCCGCTACGAGGCGGAATTGGTCGTCGTACCAGTGTTCGTTGAGGCTCAAGCGATACTGTTCACGCAGGTTGGCCAGCAACGCTTCGGCCTCGGCTGGGGGCAGTTGTGTGGTGACAATTACGGCGTTTGTCATCGTTAAACCTCAATTTCGGGCGCAGCTCACCCAAACCCACGGCACGTGGGGGCGGCGATTGGTTGGGTTAGGTGTTACGGATTGGCGGGGCGCTTACGGCGTGCGATGTCCACCAGCTCGGTGTGGGCGAGGGCGGTCAGTTTGTCTGCTACTGGTTCGGGCAGGTTGAAGCGGTCAATCAGGTGATCGACCGCACGGCGGTGTAGTGCCCGTGTGTAACCGAGGTGTTCGGCTTGATGGCGCTCAAGAAATGCCAGAGCAGCGTTCTGTACGCATTGTTGGTAGTCCAGGGTGTTGGATTGAGTGTTCATTGGCCTTTCCCTGATTTGGCGCAGTACAGGTCGATAGCGGCGTGGACTTCGGTAGTGCGTGCGGCCATGTGCGAGATATGAGCGTTCAGGATCAGTTCGGCTTCATCCTCGGTGATTACGCCGTCATCAAGCGCCTGGGCAATGATCTGATCCACTGTGCCCCGCTTGGCTGAGGTCTGCACTGCTCGGGTATACATCTCAACGTTGTCCAAGTTTTCCGGATGGACGATTGGCACGAACATGCCGCCATACATTGCGGCAACGTAATTGGCCAGGTGCTGCGTGCCCGTGACTTGTTCCAGGTTGAAAATCTGCAGGTCCGTCAGCGGGCGGCAGTTGTTGTTCTCGTAAGCGTGGTTATCAAACTTTTTGAGTGGCAGGCCGATGTGAACAGCGGCGCGTGCGCGGCCACCTTCAAAGGTTCGAATGATTGCACTGACGACTTCCCGGCGCGTTTTTAGAATTCGACTTTTCATCTTCTGCTGGTCTCCCTGTGCACTGGTCATTACTGTGCGCTCGCGCTGTCATTCGCCGGTTGTTCGATGCTTTCAGTGAGTATTCCCGGCAGAATTTCCTCCCCAATGAATTTTGATAAGTCGCGCAAAATGCAGAAAGTAAGTCTTCCCTGAGGAAGTGAGTTATGGCCTGCCCATCGTTGGACGGCCTGTGTCACAGTTCGTGTACCGTATCCGTGGTTCATCGCGAACTGACGAAAGTTACTCCCGTGTTCAATCAATCGAGCTTGAATCTGTCGCTTTTCCATTGAGGAGTCCCAGCGGTGGATGGTTCGTGTGTTCCTATTTGGTTAAGATGTTCTCAACTGGGTGCAGGTTATGTTCCCGATTGAGATCATGTCAAGGGGAAAACTCCCAAATGGGAATCAACGATAGGATCAGACTGGCTATTGAAGCCCGCGAGCTATCACTTAAAGATGCTGCTAAAGCCTGTGGCCTGTCTTACAGCTCCCTGCAAAACTGGGTTGGCGGAATTCGTGAGCCTCGCCCTGAGGCACTAATCGCCTTGGGTTCCCATTTGGGCATCTCAATCGACTGGCTGTTGACCGGGGAAGGTCCGATGCTTCGTGGCGCCCAGTCGACTTCGAAAATCGATGATGTGACCATCAACCCTCAAGAAAGGGCAATTCTCGCGCTGTATCGATCCTTAGGAGAGTCAGACCAGCGAGATATACAAAGCGCTGCTGAGGAAAAGAAACGCATAAGGGAAATTGAGCAGCGTGTCGAGGATCTTACGGTTGCTCTTGCCGAGGTAAAAAAACACGCCTGAATAACTGGAATTTTAGTGGTTATTTACGCTTCCCAAAATTTATTAGCTCTGACTTTCAGCTCTCACTCGATAAGGATGTTGTTGTGAAGATTCCTCAACCAGGAAATATTGAGTCACTCCATGCTTTAGAGTTCTGCAACGCCGTTGTTCCAGGTCAACTTCCCATTTTGGTCCCGCATGAACCTCTGGCTAACAAGCCATTGCTGGAATGTCTCACTATCGTCCCAGAGCATGTGGCCCGCCACGGCGGAAAACAGCTTACGGGCTGGGCCATTTGGGAGGGTACCCATATCATCGAAGCCGAATTCCACGCTGTCTGGCAGGATCCTGAGGGACGTATCGTCGATCTGACACCCCGCCCGCCGGAAATGGCTTTGGTCAACATCCTCTTCTTGGAAGACCCTAGTCGTGAATACACCGGCAGACAGATCGATAACATCCGAAAGCCGTTGCGGGACAGTTTCAACGTGAAGCGTCTTATCAAATTGATGGAAAGACGATTTGAAATATTGAACGAGGGTGATTTGGCCGACCAGTATGAGATCCAGCTTCCCCCGGCCGTCGAGCGGGAATACCGGGAGCTCGAAAAGGAGGTGATGAAGTTGCAACTTAGGCTTTCTAAGTTCTGATGCAAGGCCAATAGAGCGGTTTTTATGGATCAAAATTTTCATAGTCTGCGTATTCCTTGAGTCGTCTTTTTCCCCATAACTCAACAATGATCGAGACTCTACGAACCGCCGGTTTGCTGCTGGGGGTTTAGTCTCGATCACGCCGCGCCCAGTTGGTCGAATAGCTCCCTCTGTTTCGCCCTAGGCATATCCCTCAAACGATCAAACAGCATTTTTTCGTAGGATTGAGCGGATGGGCTGAGCGTGTGAGAAAACGTCAAATTCGCTACCCAGGTGTGCCCGCACGTTGCGTCGAGGCACTGGCAATAAAGCTTTGCGAAATCCCGCGATAACTCTTCTCGAGAAGCAATCCGGCCCTTATTTCCGCATTTGCATACAACTCTCATTGTGTCCCTCCCCAGGGCAGCCAATAGCCATTATTTTGCCATATTTTTCAGTGGTAATAGCTGCTTTAGCTTTTTATCTAAGTGTTATCTGCTGTGTCTTTTGCCTTTAACCAGTTTATTTTCCTGTCGCTTCGAAGCGTTGCATTCAGTTGATCGAACAGCTGACAAATCGGCCGAATCTCGTTGCTTGTGTAAACGCGGTCGATCTTCTCGATATCCCCAAACCCGCCGTTGTTTTCCGGGATGATCCCGGCTAGGGCTGGGTTCATACGCCACGCCGCGATTACGTCATTGCGCGTGATGTTCTTCACCTTCTCCAGTTCGTCCTTGGCCTGAAAGTCCCCCACAGGAATGATCTGGATCGCGTTTTCCTTGCCGTTGGGGATGTTGACGAACATCGAGCGGAAGTTGCCCACGCCCTTGCTGGCGCTGATCTGTGCGCGCAGGTTCTCCTCGTCTTCTTCGGTCAGGTCCGGGTCGTTGGTGTAGAAGATGTAACCCGCGTGCGCGCCGTTGCTGTAGTAGCGGCGGCGGAAGAGGGTGGCGGCCTCGTTGAGCAATAGCGCTTGCAGGCCGCCCAGGTAGTCGGGCACGCCGTAGATGTTCTGTTCAACGTCGTAGTCCAAGACGTGTTCGATTTCGTCCTGGTGAAAGTCCATGTACTTACTGTCTGGCAGCAGCATCCTGAACCCGCCGTCGACCTTCACACGCATGTTGATAGCGGGGAGGTGCTGCATCTCGAGCACTTCGCCAAAGGCATTGGTATCGCGATAGAAATACGCCTCGCCAAACACCATGTAATCCAGGCTCGCCCTGCCCATTGTCTGCGTGCTGCAGCCTTCTGACGGAATGAACTCACGCAACAGCAGGTTGCGTTTGAACTTGGGAATGGCGCCGTGGTGCGCGTTGGCACGTAGCAACTTTGCCAGGCCCGCCCGTGACACTGGCGGCTTGTAGATTTCGCCGTCGTCGCTGAGAAATACCCCCAGGTACTCGCCGATGTTGCCGGACAGCACCTGTTCCGGTTCCCCGAATGTGAATGCCCGCATAGGCTGTGGCTGTCGCGCCTGCTGGTTGGCTTGGGGCTTTCTGTGTCGTGGCTTGGGCATTGTTTCCGCTCGTGACGTAGCGGCTACGGCGCCGCTTGTTGGTGTTGAGGGGTTCATTGGCCAGGGCGTGCATGACCGCCCAGGCGATGTCGGCGTGGCCGGTGGCATCGGTGCGCGAAGCGCTGTAAGTGACCTGACCACTGGTGGTGGTGCCCCGTTTGATGGTCAGGAATGCTTGGGCGATATCGGTCCAGCCGGCGTCCCACTCGATGCGACTGCCCTGGATCGTGTCCTGGGCCTTGAGCACCAATGTGTTTTTGGTCTCCAGGCTGTAGTGAATCGGTGTGGCTTTCGCGTAGAAGTCGCGCACCAGGTCGAATACGCCATAGCCCACACCGGTGATATCGATGCCGACGTGTTGCACGTTGAATCGCTCGGTAAGCTTTTTGACCTGGGCTGCTTGGAAGGTGAACGAATGCCCACGCCAGCTGTGCTTCTCCAGGATGCGGAATTTCGCCCCGGGTTCTAGTGGCGGGGCGACCACCACACAGGTGGCGTCGTCGCGGGTACGGCTCGGATCGTAGCCAAGCCATACCGGACTGTTGCCGAACGGTCGATCCAGTTCCGGGTTGTAGTCCTCCCACAATGACAGGTCGGAATAACACCGCTCCAGATCCTTGAGGCCGAACGCGCTCTGGCTGCTGTCGATGAACTTGCAGTAGAACAACTGCTGGAATTTGTCCTCGTCGTACTCCAGCTGCAGCTGTTCCAGATCGAATAGATCGCAGCCACCGGCGATGGCGTCGTCCAGGGTAATTGTCTTGCGCCATTGACCGTCAGGGCATAGCGCGCCCTGGGTATAGGACGCCTCGATAGGCCAAATGCCGCCGGCTTTCTTGCCGCGTTTGCTGTTGCGGAATTCCTCGCCCGACCAGAACGGGTACGCCTGGTGTGACACCGCGCTGGGCGTCGAGAAGTAGGTTTTGCGCCACTTCTTGTGGGTGCCCATGGCGCTGGCCACGGTGCTGAGTTTTTCGAAGTCACGTATCCAGAAGTACTCATCGACATAGACGTGGCCGTGGTAGCCCTGAGCGGTGCTGCTGTTGGTGCTGAGAAAGCGCAGCTCGGCGCCGTTGCTGAGCGTGATCGGGTTGCCGGTCAGCTCGATGTCGAACCACTGCTTCGCAAACTGGATGATGTAGCTGCGGAAAATCTCCGACTGCGAGCGACTGGCGGACAGGAACACCTGGTTGTCGCCAGTCAGCACCGCATCCATGAACGCTTCGCCGGCGAAGTAGTACGTCAGACCCACCTGGCGGCTTTTCAGGATGTTGCGGATTCGGCACGTCAGCGGATTTTGCTTGGCGGCGAACAGCTCCTGCTGATAGCGGTACATCTTGCTGATGAACTTATCCAGGAAATCGACTTCGGTTAGCCCGCTGATGTCGTTCTTGGCTTTCTTCTCGCGTTTCTTCCCTCCGCTTTCCACACGGCCCGAACGTTCGCTACGCCCGCTCTGGCGGCGTTCCTGGGGCTCGTCGGCTGATTCTCCGGCAGGTGCCGGCGACGGTTTGATCGCTTGCTTTAACAGGCGTTCGCGCACGGTCGTCAGCCGGTCCAGCTCGTTGAGTTCGTCCTTGGTCAGGCTGCTGGCTTTGTCCAGGAGCAGGGTGATTCGCCGGCCGACAGCGGTCAGCGGCTCTTCGTCCGACAGCATGTCTTCCCACCCGCCCTGGCGTATCCAGTAGTAGACGATGCGGATGTTAGGCAGGTTGAGCTGCGCCTGAATTTCCTTGGCCTTACAGCGGCGCAGAAACAGGCGTTTGGCGGCTTCTTTAACTTCGATCGAGTAGTACATGGACCGCAGTCTATGCGGCGAAAACGCCGGAAACGCGGTGTTAAATTCCGTGATCCGCCTATATCTTGGATATAGGAGAAACGCGCATTTGAACCGTTTGTTTGGGGGGTGGCGGCTCCCTATCGTGGCGGCTCATTCAGTGATTGAGCGCAGTCAAACCCATGCCCCGTTCCCTTGTTTCGTTCTGGAAACGTGTCGCCACCAGCGGAGCCACCGTTGATGGGCGCGTGATCCTTCCCCAGGAACTGCGCGATATCGCTGAAACCTACAAGCCGTCTTTTTACACGGCAGTGATCTGGTGCGATCACGAGCGCTGGCCAGGTTCTCACGGCACCGTCTACGCCGTACGCCTGGTTGAAGAAGCCGAAGACCTAGAGCCTGGCGAAGTGGCGCTGGAAGCCCAACTGAAACCCAACGATCGCTTGCTGTACCTGAATGATCAGGGCCAGAAGTTGTTCAGCAGCATCGAAATTACCCCGGACTTCCGTGGCAGTGGCAAAGCCTACCTGACTGGTTTGGGCGTTACCGACCAGCCAGCCAGCGTGGGCACCCAGGAACTCTACTTTTCGCACAAGAACAACCGCGCCTCCTATTACGCCGCCTCGGTCGAACTCGGCCGCCTGCAGGACGACAGCCCCAGCACCGCCGAAACGGGGCTGATTCACGCCTTGACCAGCTTCTTCAAGCGTTTCGCCGCTGATGCGTTGCCCGCCGAAACCACTCCACCCCAAACAGAGAGCAAACCCCCAATGGATGAAGCTACCGCAACGGCCCTCAAAGCCCTGCTGGAGCAGCTGCTTGTCGTCGCTGCCGGCATTCAGGCTGTGATTGAACCCGCCGCCGCAGATGCACCAGAACCCGACCAGGCACCCATCGACGATGTGAGCGCGGCCGTAGACGACATCGTCACTACAGCCGAGGAAGAACGCGAGTTCCGCCGTAATGGTGGTTCAAACAAGGCCGTTCTCGCGGCACTGACGGATCTGCAGAAGCAATTCAGCGCGCTGCAAAACAAATCGGCCGGTCGCCACCTTCCGCGCAATACCGGCCCAGTAGCCCCTGACAAGAAGCGGGTACTCTGACATGGCCCATTCACTGAGCGCCTACGGCGCCAAGATGTACGCTGAACTGCAACTGGCCATCGCCGAAAGCTATGGCGTGGAGCTGGCCAGCAAGCACTTTAGCGTCGATCCAACCATTGCCCAGGAACTGAACGACGCGATCACCGCGAAGGCCGATTTCCTGGAGCGGATCAACATCATTCCGGTCAGCGAGATCAAGGGCCAGAAAGTCTTCATTGGCGTGTCGGGTCCAGTCACCGGCCGAACCAACACCAAAACCACCGATCGTGAAGCCAAAGACGCCTCCGCGCTGGATCAGTCGACCTACGAACTGTCGTCGACCGAATCCGATGTAGGCATGCCATACGCCAAGATCGATGCCTGGGCCAAGTTCCCGGACTTCCATCAGCGCTATTCGGCAGCCGTACAAAAGCAGATCGCCCTGGACCGCATCATGGTGGGTTTCCACGGCACCCACGCGGCCGTGCAGACCGACATCGAAAAATATCCGATGCTGCAGGACGTCAACAAAGGCTGGCTGCAACAGGCGCGTGAACAGATCCCGGCCCAGGTACTCAAGGAAGGCAAGGTTGCCGGCAAAGTCACCCTCGGCGCTGGCGGCGACTACGCCAATCTTGATGCCCTGGTGCACGACACCAAGCAACTGGTGGACGAACGCCTGCGTGATGCCGGCGACCTGATCGCAATCATCGGCACCGACCTGTTGGCCGCTGACAAAGCGAAGCTGTACGCGAAGCAAGGCGACGTGCCGACCGAGAAAGAGCGTATCGAAGACGCCCAGGTGATCGCGACCTACGGTGGCCTGCCAGCGTTCAGCGTGCCTTTCTTCCCCGTCAACGGCGTGGTGGTTACCAGCTTCGACAACCTGTCGATCTACTACCAGGACTCCAGCTGGCGCAAACAGACCATCGACAACCCGAAGCGCTCCCGTGTTGAGGACTACAACAGCCGCAACGAAGGTTACGTGATCGAGCAGCTGGAAAAGTTTGCCATGACTGAAAATGTGGAGCTGGTGAAGTGAGCCTGGCCCTCGCGCATAAGCGCCGCACCCTGGCGCTGGGTGGTGCAGCGGTAGTGGCGGCGGCATCTGCCGCATCCCTGCCGTACTCCCCGGCCGAGGCTCTGAGTAGCCCCGCGAATGCGCGCAAGCACTTGCTGTTGCAGGAAGCGGCGTTGGACCAGGACCTGGAGCGAATCAGCGCCATCAACGGCTTAGCAGGACGTCAGGCTCTCAAGCGCGAAGAGCTGCTGCCCAAATATCAGGAATACGTACAGCGCTACTGCGATTCGGGCCTGAACTTCCCCAACCGCGTTGCTGTGCAGGTCATGGTCTGGCTGTTCGATACCGTCCAGTTCGAAGACGCCCTGGAGCTGGCCGACTTCCTGATGGAGCAGGGCCAGCAGATGCCGGAGCGCTTCAAGCGCCGCGACATCCAGACCTTTGTGGCCGACGCCGTGTGCGAGTGGGCTTATGCCGAGTACAACGCCGGCCGCAGTCCTGAGCCGTATTTGTCCGACCTGCTGCCCCGTGTAGATGGCCAATGGCAACTGACGGAGCAGATCCCCAGCAAGTACCACAAGTTGATCGGCATGCGCGCCATGGAGGCTGAGCAGTGGGGAACCGCGCTCAAGCATTTGGAGCGCTCCACAGAGCTGTATCCGAAAGCCGGCAATGACACGCGCATCGATAAGGTCCGCAAGGCCCTGGCAAAACAAGCGGCTGCGAACGCGGCTTCCGAATAACCGACTACCCCCCCAGCGGGAACCTGTGGAAGTGAGCCGCCCATTTATGGATCGTCCCACTGAAAACAGGCTTCCCGCCCTATTTGAGCGGCCAGCAATGAGCTTTTCCGGGAAACCCACCACCTTTGTGGAACTGACGATCGAGAATGACGGCTTCTGGCCTGACCTCTCTCTGTCTGAGTTTCAAAAGGAGCAACGCCTGCCGGCGGAGTACCTGGTGGAGCTGCTGGCCGACACACTGAAAAGCGCCATGTTCGATGTGAACACCGACCTGGCCCGTGTGAAGATCAAGCTGCAGGAGGCAGGTGTATCGAACCTGCAGGCAGCGGCAGGCTTGGCCACCCCGGCCGAATGGGCCTACTCCCATAAAATCACGCTCTACAAACGCGCTGTTTACAGCCGAGCCAAGGGTAATTCGCTGCCCCAGTTCGCCACTGTTACCCGTCGCGAGAGCGCCGAAAACACCGGCAAGGACGCGCCCGAGCGCGCCGAAACCTTCCTGGCTTTCAGCCAACAGGCCGTCCGTGCTTTGCAGGGCCGTGGCCGCATCACGGCGTCGCTGCAATGATCCAGCTGCAGGCGCTGACTGCCTACCTGATGGCCCGCAACCTGGTGGCGCCTGAGCAGTTCGACAGCTGGACCGAGCAGGTCAGCCTTCAACTGATTTGGAAGCCCGACCGCGACGGCCTACATATGGCCGATATGCGCTACCGCGCTGTGCTCTCCCTGGAGCGTTTCACCGACCACCCGGCGCGACTGATGGCCCTGGTGGGCAGTTGGTTGGAGACCCACGACACCAACCGCGATCGCCACGAGCTGCCGGAGCCGCTGTTTACCGTAGATCCCCTCGACCAGGACAGCTTCGACGTGGAGCTGTCGCTTGAATTCGTCGAGCCGCAATACCTGGCCGAAGACCCAGGCGGCGAGATCGAGGCGTTCGGCAAGACCTGGGCGTTCGTCCCTTTCGATTTGTGGGTTGCCGAGCATGGCGAGGTGGGCAGCAATGGCCGCTAACCCGCTCGACCTCGATATCCGGGGCTTGCTCGATGTCGATGCCCAGTTGGCGTTGCTTGAGCTACCGCTCCAACTGCGCCGGCGGTTGCTGAACAGAGTGACCACACGTGTGCGGACGATGAGCCGCAAACGCGTACGTGAGCAGCGGAACACCGACGGCACCCCCTTCGCTGAGCGCAAGGGCAGCGCCAAGGGCAAAAAGAAGATGGAAGCCGGCCTGGCCAAGCTGCTGCAGGTGACCCGCGTCAGTTCGGATGAAGCTGAATTGGGTTGGAAAAACGCCCTGACCCGTTGGGTCGCCGCCCAGCAGCACAACGGCGTTAGCGAGCGGCGCACCGCTGCACAGATGCGCCGCTGGAACAAAGTCCCGCCAGGTATTGCATGCACCGACAAGCAGGCCAAGCGCCTACGCCGGCTGGGTTTCCGTGTCCGGCAAAAAGGAAGAAGGGCGCTGACCAGGCCGTCAGTGGCATGGATTCAAGAGCATGTGAACTACGCCAAGGCCGGCTTGCTGATCCGCATTTTGATCGACGAACGCACGGAGACGACCGGCGCACAGAGCTGGGACATCACCCTGCCTAAACGCCAATTCCTCGGCGTGGAAACCAGCGGCGAAACCCGCGACCTGGTTAACCAGGTGTTCCAACAAATCCTTAATTCACCCCGCTAACGAGGCACAGCATGGCACTTGGCAAAGTCAGCGTTAACAATCTCAATCTGGGCCAAGGCGCCGTGACTGAGATCGAGCGCTATTTTCTCTTCATCGGTCCCGGCCCGAAAAACACCGGCAAATTGATCGCCCTCAACACCGACAGCGATCTGGACGCCCAACTGGGCGTCACCGTCAGCGACCTGAAAACTCAGATCACTGCAGCGCGCTTGAACGGTGGTGATCGCTGGGCGTGCCTTGCGGCGCCGATCGCGGCGGATGGCGACTGGAGCAAAGCGCTGGAAATGTCCCAGCAGCAGGGCTTTTCCGTCGAGGCGGTGGTGATCACCAAACCGGTGGACACCGGTGCTGAACTGTCGGCCATGCACGATGCGGCCGTGTCGATGAATGACACCTACGGCCGCCGCGCCTTTGTCATGGCCGCCACGGCCGGCCTGTCGTTGAGCCCGTTCCAAAGCTGGGCCGAGTACCTGGTTGCCCAAAAAGCGATCACCGCCGGCGTCTCCGCGCCGCGTGTCCTGGTGGTGCCGCAGTTGCACGGTAACGACCTGGGCGTGTTGGGCGGACGGCTGGCCAACGCGGCGGTCAGCATCGCTGACAGCCCCATGCGTGTGGCCACCGGTGCGGTGCTGGGGCTTGGCCCCGTACCTGTCGACTCCGAAGGTGTGCCGTTGCCGTCCTCGATCCGCTCTGAATTGGACAAGGCACGCTTCTCGGTTTCGCAGACCTATTCCGATTACCCGGGCGTGTACTGGGGCGACGGCAACATGCTGGATGCACCAGGTAGCGACTACCAGGTAATTGAATACCTACGCCTTGCCGACAAGGCAGCGCGCCAAGTGCGGCCGCTGTTGATCCGCCGCGTGGCCGATCGCCGCTTGAACAGCACCCCCAACAGCATGGCTGTAAACACCAATGCGTTGATGGCACCCCTGCGCCGCATGGCCAAGTCGGTCAAGTTCGCCGGCGAGGTATTCCCGGGCGAGATCGAAACGCCCAAGGACGGCGACATCGTCCTGGTCTGGAAGAGCAAAACCGCCGTTGAGGCGTACATCAAGCTCAAACCCCACAACTGCCCGAAAGACCTCACGGCGAACATCGCCCTGGACCTTTCCAACGACGCTTCGGAGTAACCCCCCATGTCACGTATTGGCGGCAAGAACTTTGACGTGAACCTGGGCGATCTGCAGGTCCACGTCGAGAGCTGCACCCTGGATATCACCGACAACAGCAAGACCGCGCAAACCCGGGGCGTGCCTGATGGTTATGTCGACGGCGATGTGGCCGGCGCCGGTGAAATGGAGTTGGACGCTACCAACTTCAACCTGGTCGTTGAGGCGGCGCGAACTGCCGGTAGCTTTCGCAAGCTGGCGGCGTTCGACGTGGTGTTCTTCGCCAAGGCCGGCGACGACGAGCTTCGCATTGAAGCCTTCGGCTGCAAGTTGAAGGTGTCCAGCCTGCTGAGTATCGACCCCAAGGGCGGCGAGAAGACCAAGCATAAGGTGCCTTTTGAGGTCACCAGCCCGGACTTTATCCGCATCAATGGCGTGCCTTACCTGGATGCCACCGAGATCGAGGGCATTAGCTGATGGTTTGCCCGTTCGATCGCGCCCAAGCCCTGGAGCAACGTCAGAGGGACCAGGCTATCAACGCCCAGTTGGCCCAGGCCCGGCGTGAGTCAGCGGGCCCAAGCCTTACCCACTGCCAGGACTGTAATAACGAGATTCCCGCAGCGCGCCAGGCGCTGGGCGGCAAGACCCGTTGCGTCCCGTGCCAGTCTTTTTTCGAAAAAGGAATGCAGCGATGAGCACGAATCAGGTGGCCCAGGACACCGCCATCGCACTGGCAAAGGCGTCGCCTGCGATCGGTGTAGCGGCCACTGGCGCGACAGGGGCCGTCGACTGGTCGGCTGTCGCCTACATGCTGACAGCCCTCTATATGGTGCTGCAGATCCTGCTGTTGGTGCCCAAGTACCGCCAGATGTTACGCGACTGGAAGGTGAAACCATGAGCCTGCGCGGCAAGATCGCTGCCGGCGCCATTGCGCTTTGCAGCTCCACGCTGGTGGTGTTCCTGGGCACTTGGGAAGGCAACGGCCAAAACACCGTCTACGCCGACAAGCTGGCCCGTGGGTTGCCAACCGTGTGCAAGGGCATCACCCGCCATACCAGCCCCTACCCGGTGGTTGTAGGTGACTACTGGTCAGACGCCCGGTGCAACGAGGTGGAGCAGTTGGTGATCAGCAAAGGCCAACTGCAGCTGGCCGACTGCATCACCAACCAGGACGTGGGCCAGAACACATTCGACGCCCTGAGCAGCCATGGCCACAACTTCGGCATGCCCAGTACGTGCGCCAGTCGCGCCGTGGGCCTGATCAATGCCGGTCGCATCAAAGACGGTTGCCAGGCCCTGGCCTGGGCGCCTGACGGCAAGACCCCGGTTTGGGCCTTCGTCACCACCGCCCAGGGCAAGAAGTTTTTTGTCCCGGGCCTGCACGCTCGTCGCCTGGCAGAAGCCGCGTTGTGTGAGGCGGGCCTGTGATGCGCGAAGGCATTTTTGTCCTGGTGCTGTGCCTGGTGGCCTTTTTCGGCTTCGATCTGCTGCAACAGCAGCGCGACACCGCACGTACCGAGCGCGACGCCGCGCTATTCGAAGCCAGCGGCCTGCGTGAAGCGGCGCGTATCAGCGGCGAGATGCTGGCCGAGCGTGACGCGATCGATCTTCAACGAACCCTGGAACTGAACCATGAACGTGCTGAAAACGATGCTCTGCGCCTTGACGTTGCTGCTGGCCGTAAGCGGCTGCGCCTCAACGCCACCTGCAGCGCCCCAGCCGACCCAGCGGCCGGCGCCGGCGGCGTGGCTGATGCAAACACCGCCGAACTCACAGCAGACGCTCGACAGGATTATTTCACCCTCAGAGATCAGCTTGCCCTCAGTCGGCAAATGATCCTGGGCCTGCAGGACCACGTACGCCGCGTTTGCCTGCGCTGATTCATTCCACTTTGAACCCTGAACGGAGAAACACCATGACCGATACACGCGATATCACCCTGGAAGTAGGCGATAACGAATTCACCTTCGCACTGACCCCGCAAGACGTGACCAAGTACTTCAACGCCGTGACCCAGGCCAACAAGGTGTCGCCGGCCAACAACCTGCTGGTGACCACCGTCAAGCAGGAACAACGCGCCACCCTCAAGGCCCAGTTGGGCAACCCGGTGCTGGTCATGCAACTGGCCGGTGCGCTGCTGGAAGAGTACGGCCCGGACGTTGAAATCACCGTAAAAAAGCCCTCGACCACGCCGAACGACTGACCGAAAACGGCCTTGGCCAACTGGTGGCCTTGGCCAGCCGCTGGCTACCTGGTGCCGAGCCCACCGCCGAGGTGATGGGCACGGCCAAGTGGTTGGAGGACGAGCACTGGCGCCGTATGGAAATCGCCATTGCCAACGGCATCGCCTACGCACTGAACGGATGAACATTGATGGCTGACAAAAGTGCCCGCCTGGCCTTCATTTTGAGCCTGACCGATAAGGTCACCGCCCCTATGGGCAAGGTAAAAATGGGCTTTTCTGACCTGGCTGAACAGAGCGAAAAGCACATTAAGACCATGGGGTTCGGCCTGGCGGGCATTACGGGCGCGTATGTCGGTATCACTCAATCAATGGAGCCGGCGCTGGAGATGAACCGCGCCCTGGGCGAAGTCCGGTCGCTGAACGTGGCCGAAGACGCGCTGAATGCGCTGAATCGCAAGTCCCTGGAGTTTTCCGTGGCCTACGGCGAGAACGCTAAGGACTTTGTTGCCTCGGCGTATCACATCGAGGGCGCTATTAAAGGGCTCGCGGGCAGTCAACTGGCCACCTTCACCAATGCCAGCAACCTGTTGGCCAAGGCCACCAAGTCCGACGCCGGCACCATGGGCACCTACGTTGGCACCATGTACAACCTGTTCAAGGGCCAGGCTGACGCCATGGGCAAAGGTCAGTGGGTCGAAACCCTGACAGGCCAAACTGCCACGGCTGTGCAGCTGTTTCGCACCAGTGGCGAGCAAATTGGCGAAGCCTTCAAAGCTGCCGGTGGCTTGGCCAGCACCGCCGGTGTGAGCCTGGCCGAACAAATGGCCGTACTGGGCGCCCTTGGCAACACCATGGACGGCGGGGAGGCCGGTGGTCTCTACAAGTCGTTCTTTGAGAACGTCAGCGGTGCATCGGAAAAGCTGGGCATGTCCTTTGTGGACCAAAAGGGCAAGTTACTGCCGATCATGGATGTCCTGGACAAGCTCAAAGGCAAGTTCGGGGATCTGACAATCGAGGCCAATGGCAAGAAGCTGCGCGACGCCTTTGGCGGCGAAGCGGCGCGGTTGATCACCACTTTGATGGGCGACACCGAGCGGTTGAAGAACGGTATGGAACAGCTGGGCAATGTGCGCGGCCTGGAAAATGCCGAGCGCATGGCCAAAAACATGGTGGATCCGTGGCAGCAGTTCAGCGCCGCCGTGCAGGCCCTGCGTATTGCCTTTGGCCAGTCGTTGATTCCCATCCTGACACCGTTGATGGATCGTCTGGTGGGCATTGCCGGCACGCTGACCCGTTGGACCCAACTGTTCCCTAACATCACCCGCTTGATGGGGATTGTCACGCTATCGTTCTTGGCGATCACGGCCGCGATGTCGTTACTCACTCTCACGGTGGGCCTATCGAAAATGGCGTGGCTCGGGGCCGTTGTCGTGTGGAACGCGCTCACCTGGTCGGGTTATCGCAGTATCGCCATGTTCCTCTACCACACCGTGATGGTGGTCGGGTTCGTGGCCGGGCTGGTGCTGATGGTCGCTTGGATGGGGCTGGTTAAAGGCGCGATGTTGCTGTGGCAGGGCGCGATCTGGCTGGTCAACACCGCATTGTTGGCCAACCCGGTGACTTGGATCGTGGTCGGCATTGTTGCCCTGGTTGCCGCCGTGGCGGCTGCGATCATCTACTGGGACGAATGGACCAGCGCACTACTCAACAGCGAGGCGTTCCAGTGGGTCAGCGGGCAGCTGACCGCGTTGTCTGACTGGTTCGATTCGATGGGCGGCTGGTCGGGTATGGCCAGCGCCGCGTGGGACGGCATCGTCAGCATCTTCAAAAGCGCTATGAATGGCTTGATCGAGATGCTGAACAAGATTCCCGGCGTGAACATTGAGGCGGCGTTTGGTGACATGCCGGCAACGCCGGAGTTACCGACCATCAGCGCGCCCCAGGTCGAGGCACCGTTGCTGCCGCAACTGGTGAGCGCTCCCCAGCAAGCCATCCAGGCGCCACCCCTCGTCATGGCTGCTACGCCGAAAGCACCGGCGCCTGCCATGCCAACACTCAACGCACTGCAACCGCAAGCCCAAGCCCCCGCCCTGGTGCTCGCACCGGTGCCAAAAGCCCCCGCGCCGATCGCCCAGCCGCTGAGCGCTCCCGAAGTCCCACGCACGGTGCCGGCACTGGTGGCGGCGCCGGCATTGAAAACGCCGGCGCCGATCGGGCCGCAGCTCAACGTCCCGCAGCCTGTACAGCCGCCGGCCCTGGTCACGGCGTCGAAGCCGACCGAGAAGGCCGAACAAAGCCAGCAGCGTATCAATAGTGCGGTGACCAACCTGTCACCCAAACGGCCGGACGCTGTGCCCCGGGGCGGTTTCCTGGCCAGCATCCAGAACAACAACCAAACCCAAAACAAGGGCACGCATGTGGAGAACGTCAACATTCACACCGGCAAACCGATGAACCCGCTGGAGCTGGAAGGCATGTTGGCCATGGCGGTGGGCGGATGAGCGAATACGTCGATCTGCTGATCATGGACAACGACCTGGTGCTGGACCCTTCGCGTCAGCCCCTGCTGATCGAGGACCGGGCCAGCATCGCCCAGGACATCGCGCACATGATCCGCGAGAGCGGTTTGCTGGTCACGTTGGTGGCCGAGCGCAGCCGCCTGCGTCAGCGCGACTGCATCCAGCAACTGGAGCTGCTGGTGGAAGCCGACGAGCGCCTGGTACCGGGCACGGCACTGATTAAACAAGTGGAGTCTGGGCAGTACCTGGTCACGGCGAAAACGCTGAAATTTGGCGATATCGAGGTGACTCTGTGAGCGACGTAGATTTCAAACAGGCCCTGGTTGACGGCGGAATTCCGGTCACCGAGGAAGGCTTGCGCCAGGCATGGGAAAAGGAAGTTGCGGCCCAAGGCAGCAAGATGAGCAACACCAGCGCCTATTCGCCCTTTTGGCGGGTGATCACCGCCCTGGTGACCAAGCCGGTGCTGTGGCTGATCAACTTTGTCAGCGGCACGATTCTGCCCAACTTTTTTGTCAAAACTGCCGTTGGCAAGTGGCTGGACATGCTGGCCTGGGCGGTCAACGTCGAGCGTAAAGGCGCGACCAAGGCCAAAGGCGCGCTGCTGTTTACCCGCGATGTACCGGGCGGTGCTTTGGAATTTCCCGCCGGCGTGAGGGTGCAGTCCGCGGCGATCAACGGGCATATCTACCAGTTGATCACTACCCAGGCCGTGACCTTTGCGGACGGCGTGCTGCAGCTGGAAGTCCCGGTAGAAGCCGAGGACGTAGGCAGCGGCTACAACCTGGCCCCGGGTTACTACGCCATCCTGCCGGTGCCCATTGCTGGCATCGCCCAGGTGGTGAACGCGGACGGTTGGTTGATTGCACCAGGTGCAGATCCTGAGCCGGACGATCAGCTGCGTTTGCGTACGCGTAACCAATTCTCGGCGGTCAACCAGTGGCACACCGACTCGGTATACCGCGCCATGATTTCCGCCTTCCCAGGTGTGCGGCCGGACGGCGTGTATTTCCTGCATGGCGCCCCACGTGGTCCGGGCAGCGCCAATGCCTACGTGCTGTTTGATGCTGACGTGCCGGCCGCGACGTACCTGGAACAAATCAACGCGCATATTCGCGACCAGGGCAATCATGGCCACGGTGATGACCTGCTGGTAATGGTCATGCCAGAAACCCAGCACGCGTTGAGCCTGACCCTGTGGCCACGGCCACTGCTGACGGTTGAGCAGCGCACCAAGCTGCAGGCGGAAGTGGAACAGTTCATTCGTGCAGCGTTCCGCGAGAGCGGCACCGGCGACTATCAGCCGACGCTGACCTATCCCCAATCGCGGTTCTCGTTTAGCCGCCTGGGCGAAGAGTTACACCAGCAGTTCCCCGGCATTGAGTCGCTGCATTTTGACAATGCCGACATCGTGTCAGAGCTAAGCATTCCCAGGATCAAAAGCCTGCAGGTGGTGCCGGCATGATCAAGCTCAATTTGCCTTTCTGGCTCGATGGCTCGCAGTTGGCCAAGTTGAAAGCTGCCGCGCAGTCCTGGTGGGAAAAGGTCGAAGGCTGGCTGCAATGGCCGCTGCTGCAGATGGATGCCGACACCTGCCACCTGACTGTCCTGGACCTGCTGGCCTGGCAGCGCGATATCAGTCGCTTCAAGGATGAGCCGGAAATCCTGTACCGCCTGCGCGTCAAGTTCGCCTTCATCAACGCGGTCGACGCCGGCAGCACCGCAGGGCTCAAACGCATCCTGCAGCGCCTGGGCGTGGGCTATGTCGAGATTGACGAGCGTATGCCCGATCGGGACTGGGACGTGGTGATGTTGCGCCTTTCCGACTCCCAGCTATCGCAGAACCCGGAGCTGTTGCGCGTGCTGATTCAGCAATACGGCCGCACCTGCCGGCGCTATGACTTCGTGACACTCACCCCTGTATCGCTGCGCCTCGTCGCGGCTGACTTTAACGACGATCAGCAAACGCTGATTGCCAGCCTGTAGGAGCCTCTTGTGGGAGCCAGTATTACCCTTGCAGGCGAAAGCCTGATCGCCCAAAAACTGGGGGCGCAACAGCGCCTCGATGTCGTGCGCTTTATCTTTGCCAACGTGCCCGGGCTGAACCCGAACAGCCCGGTCAATCGTGCCGCGCCGAAGCCGCCGGCGGCGCAGATCGTCCACACCTACACGATCCCAGCGCAGAACATCGGCTTCGTGAACCCCAACCAGGTGGTGTACAGCTCAATGCTGGGCAGCGATATTGGGGACTTTGACTGGAACTGGATCGGCCTTGAAACCGCCGAGAACGTGTTGCTGGCCGTGGCTTATGTACCACTGCAGCAGAAGCGCAAGAACATCCCGCCGCAGCAGATCGGCAACAACGTGACCCGTAACATCCTGGTGATGTTCGACGGTGCCCAGGCACTGACCGGCATCACGATTGATGCCAGCACCTGGCAACATGACTTTACCGTGCGCCTCAAAGGTATTGATGAGCGCGAGCGCCTGAGCAACCGCGACATGTTTGGCAGAGCGTGCTTCTACCGCAACGGCTGGCAGGTGCAGAAGGTCGGGACCTGGTATCAACTCAATCCAGGATTGGCCTACATCGAAGGCATTCGTCTGGAGCTGACCAGCGCCTATCAGATCGCTCCGGCCAGCGCTCCGGCACCCGTGTGGCTGCACGTTTCGTTACGCGGTGAAATGAACGATGTAGTGGCAAGCTGGAAAGTAGTTTTTGATCCTAACCAGGTCGACTATGTGGATGCCGCTGGAGCCCGCAATTACTGCATTCAGTTGGGCCATATCGCGGGCTCAGGGCTGGTGACCGATCTACGCAAGGTTGCCGAAATTGATGGCCCGCTGGTTGACCACTTCGCCGCTCAGGTCGGCCATTACCCTCAACTGCGTTCGGGCAATGCAGACAAGCTGAGCAATCCGCGCAAGATTAACGGAGTGGCATTTGACGGTTCGACGGACGTGGCGGTAGAGGACAACTCCAAGTTGCCCCTCTCCGGTGGCACGATGACTGGGGGCGTCCGCGCTGGCTTCCCCGCAATGGGTGGCGGCTTTGTGGATTGGCGGAAAAGAACCCCTGCCTTGCAAATTGATTGCCCGGTTAATCAGTACGCTTACTCCATTTGGAAAGGGACCAACTGGGATGAGCGCGATCTGGCGGCGATGGATGTCTATTCCGGAGGCTTCACAGATTCCATCCCCTCCGTGGTGCTGCATGTCCATCCAAAAAATAATGCCTTCACGTTCGAAGGTAGCGGTGACCTGGCGATCCTCGGCCGCTACAAAGGCAGCGGGGCCTTGTTGCAGGGTTTGAATGCCAGCGAGATGGCGACGGGAACAGTCCCTAAAGACCGTCTGGCTGGAACCTATGACATCAGTGTGACCGGCAACGCCAAGACAGCGAGTCGTCTTGAATCCGCTCGGCGTATCAACAACATACCGTTCGACGGTTCCAAAGATATTCAGATCACCGATGACGGAAAGCTGCCCCTCACTGGCGGGACACTGAGCGGCTCGCTCTGTGCGGACTTTCCCGGGATGGCTGGTTACTTTGTGGATTGGAAAGAGCGCAGCGCGGCCCTGCAGATCTCTTGCCCGACGAATACAGCTGCCTATCAAGTATGGCGAGGCACTCGCTGGGGAGATCGTCACCTGGCTGCTATGGAGGTGTACGCCGGTGGTTCCTCCACATCCCAACCCACGGTAGTGATGCATGTAGGAGGGGCTATTGGAGCGTTTACCTTCGATGGTTCTGGCTCCCTCACCATCAAGGGGTCTTACATCGGTGACGGTGGATCGCTGGGCGGTTTAAACGCCGGCGCGCTTGCCTTGGGCACCGTTCCCGCTGCGCGCCTTTCAGGCACCTACAGTATTGCTGTTACGGGCAATGCGGGCAGCGCCTCAAAGTTGGCGACTCCGCGACTGATCAATGGCGTGGAGTTTGATGGTACCCAGAACATTGCTATTGGGGATGGTTCCAAATTGCCGCTTGCCGGCGGCACGCTGACGGGCACTGCGCGGTTTGACTTTCCACAACTGGGCGGTGGCTTTGTTGATTGGCGCAGCCGGTCGCCAGCGATGCAGGTGGATTGTCCTGCCAATAGCTACGCGTACATGGTTTGGCGCGCTACCAAGTGGAACGAACGGCATTTGGCATCAATGGAAGCCTACGCCGGCGGAGGCTCAAGCACTCCTGCCCAGGTGGTGACTCATGTAGGGGGGACCAACAATGCCATGACGCTGACGGAGGGAGGCAACCTTTCGGTAGCCGGCGCTTACTTCGGAAGTGCCGCTGGCCTAACAAACCTGCCCCAGGCGACACCTGATGTGCCAGGTGCCGTTCTGAAAAACACTGCGTCCTTGGGGCCGAACGGTTGGTGGAAATGTGCGCAGACGGGCGTTATCAAGCAGTGGGGCATCACTTTAGGTGCCTCGGATACCGTGACCCACCGCAGTTTTCCCATAGCGTTCCCAAACCGCTGCACGTCTTTGGTCGCATCTAGGACCAGTCTTTTTTATTCCGATAATTTGACCGGTACTAACACCTTGATTGTCAGCAACTCTCAGTTTTCGGTGATATCCGGTCCTTTCAATTCGCCCGATGACATTTACTGGGAGGCCACTGGCTACTGATCATGAGCATCTATTTTCACGCTGCAACAGCTGGCTTTTATGACACTCGCGCCCACGGGGAGCGCACCGTTGTTATCGCTGATCCGAAGTGGAAACACCCCATGATCAGCGTACCTGACCCGGACTGGATGGTGCCCGAAGGCTCAACGGCTAAAGCCCCGATGATCAAGGCCAAAGACCCAAAAGCCAAACCGCCCCTGGTAGAGGTGCCGAATCCTGACTGCAACCTTCCGCCGGCGGGCCAGTTGCTAGAGATCACCCAGGCGGAATATCAGGCACTGTTCGCCGCCCAGGCACAGGGTAAGGTCATTCAGGCCGTCGAAGGCCGGCCCGTGGCTCTGGACCCGCCACCTCTGACCTGGGAGCAGGTCAGAGCGGGACACGTAACCAGCGTACAGCTGTTCCTGGACCAAACAGCCAAGAAGGCCGGTTACTCCGACCTCAAGGACGCGATCAGCTACGCAGATGAACCTGCAGTGCCAAAATTCCAGGCTGACGGGGTAGCGTTCCGTACCTGGCGCTCGTTGTGCTGGGCCTATTGCTACGACCAGTTGACGGCGATCGAGCAGGGCAAGCGCAAAACACCGAGCAGCTCTGATCTGGTGGCCGAACTGCCTGTTCTGGTGCTCCCGAATGCCTGACATGACCTGGTCACCGGTGACAATGCGTTGGCCTGCCCAAGCCACCGAATGGATGGGGCAACTGTCAGCGGCCCAGGGCCTGGCCAGCGGCGAGCTGGCCAGCACCGCGGAACGCCTGGCAGACCTTAATGGCAAAACCACCACCAGCCCCGGGCCCGTGGGTGACGCTGCCCAGGGAGTGATCGCTGCAGGCCGTGCAGCACTGACTGATCAGATGGGCGAAGCGCCGGCGTGTTTGGTGGTGACGCCGTTTCAGAGTGGCATTGGTCAGGGACGTGGCTATCAACGTTTCCTGTCTGCACCGAACTTGCTGCAGCAACTGGCCGGCAAACTGGTGGACGTGAGCGACACCGGCCGGCCAGTCGGTCCCCAGTTCGCGCTGTGCCTGATGTTCCTATCAACGCGCTTTGATCAGTTGGCCGCGAGCCTGGCACGGTTCAATGCCTTGTTGCCCATGCCCGACCTGGTGCGAGCCGAACGGCGCGCGCGGCACCTGTCCAAGCTGGAGACGGAAAAGTGGGAGATTCCCGCCGCTGGCACCTTGCCGCGTTGGCAGTCGCTGCCCCTAGAGCGCTGCACGGTGGTCAAGGCCGCGCAGCAATCCATCGCCGGTCAACTCGCCGTCCTGGAGAGCTACGCCGCCGACAGCTCGCCCATGGCTGACCTTGCTGCGCTGGCCACTCGCAAAGCCGCTCAACAAAAGGGCCGTGATCAACAACTGGCCGACCTCAAAGCCCTGCTGGCCGATGGCAACCCCGATAGCAGCATGCGGGCCCGTTTGATCGGCCCTGGTAATGCCACGGAGTTACGCAAGGCGTTGTTGGCCGGCGATGCCCCGGGGCATGAATGGGTGCTGTGCGCCGGCGCGCTGCTGGTGGGATCTGAGCAGGGATTGAGCTTTGTTCGCGAGCTGGTGGGCCTATGACGCTGTTACTGGATGGGCAAGAGGTGCGCGGGAAAAACCTCAAGGTCGCCGGCAATCTACGCATTGAGAGCGACGACTTGTCAGGCCAGACCAGCAACACCGACAAGGGGCACAAGGGCTTTAAGCCCAAGACCCTGACCGTGAGCCTGATGATTCCTTTCGTTGACCAGGTGCAACTGCGCGACCTGATGCGCCTGGTGGAAGCCACCGAAGGCGGTGGTCAGCTCAAAACCTATCGAATCGTCAATGACACCGCCGCCGCGTTCGGCATGCGCCAGGTGACGTTCACCGAAGGCGTCAGCGCCCGGGAAGACGATAATCTGCGCGGCTGGCTGATCCAGTTCACCCTGACTGAAAAACTGTCGAACCCTGAGAAAGTCGAGGGCCGGCGATCGGGCAACGCGGTCACCGCGCAGTCGGGCCCAGGCGGCGCGGTTGGTGCGGTCGGCGGCGCCGGCAGCGACTCACCTGGTGCGCCCGAAGAGCTGACCGGTTTTGAAGCCACCTTGAAAAAGGTCGACACCTGGTTGGGCGGGAGTGACAAGCAATGAAGCTGCACAAGGAATTGGCCATCGACGGCCAGCCCTACGTCCTGGTCAAAAACGAAGTGCGGCTGGATGCGAAAAGTCCAGGCAAGGCGACGTTCACCATTCAGGCCACAAAGCCGGTCAAGGGGCTGGTAACGCTCGATATCGGCTACAACGGCAACACGTTGCAGCGCCACTTCATTGGCTACGTCGAGCGCTCCACCACGGCCAGCAGCAATCAGCAGGTGCTGTTCTGCCGCGAGCTGGCCGCGATCCTGGCCAACCCACTGCCGCTGAACCTGCGCCACGTCGACTTGCGTGCCGTCCTGGTCGAGATCAGTCAGCACACCGGGTTGCGCTTTCGTGTCCCGGACCGGTCCTACACCGGCGTTAAGGCGCCGTTCTTCTACAGCCTGGCCGCTGGCTACCAAGCCATGGACAGCCTGGCCCGGGTTTTCAACATCCCCGACTTCATCTGGCAGCAGCAGGGGGACGGGGGAGTATTCGTGGGCAGTTGGGCCGACAGCTTTTTTGGCGTTCGCTCGCCGCTGCAGCTGCCGGTGGAGCTGTTCGACGATTACCAGGGCAACCAAAGCGCAATGATTGCAGCCCTTCCCGGGTTGCGACCAGGTGCAACAATCAACCACGGGGAGCGCATCACCAGTGTGGCGCTCATCGACAACCAGATGGCCATCCGATGGACGACGCAATCCGCCGCAGCGTAGAACGACAATTCCCTGAACTCACCGGCGGTTATCACCTGCCACGCTTTGCCCGCGTTGTCGCCGTGGCCGACGCTCCGGCCGGCGCCGGGATCTGTGACGACTTCCGCCCGCGTTACGCGGTCGACATCGAGGTCATGGGACCGGACGGCGAGCCAGATACCAAGCTGCCGATCCTGGCCGGCGTGCCTTTGCCGCTGCCCACCGGTGGCGAGGAAATGGGCATCTATGCGTTCCCCGAGGAAGGCACCCAAGTGGTGGTGTGCTTTGCCTACGGCTTGCCGCACAAGCCCTATATCCAAACGATCCTGCCTCACGGCCTGAGCATGCCCAGCGTGCCGAAGGGTGACCAGGTGTGGCAGCACAGCGAGGCATGCCAACAGCGTGTGGACGCTGACGGCAACTGGCTGCGTCAGACTGACGGCAAGATCCGCGACAAGGCGATCGAGCGGGAAGTGGAGGCGATGGGCAACACCGAGCGGTACCAGAGCCACACCAGGACCGTAGACGATCATTCAACCGAGTCTGTGGGTGGTATCAAGACCATCGAGGCGCTGGGCGCGCTCAAGCTGCTGTCGGGTGGATCTGCGAGTCTGGCGGCGGTGGATGATCTGCACCAGGCGACTGGGCGGGATCTGAACTTTGTTGTGGGGCAAAAGCACAACGCCACGGTAGGTGGCGACATGGAGGAAAGGATTCAGGGACTGCGCAAAAGTGTGGCAGAGGTCAGCCAGCGGCTGGTGGCGCCCAAGACCTGGTTGGGGTCAGAGGGAGTGAACGTGCTGCAGGTTCTGTGTGATCTACTTGAGATCGTACAGCAAATGAATACGCACTTGGCAAGCCATACACATGGCCCTACACCTGGACCTGGTAACGCCATCATTTTTACTGACAATGCAGCCGAAGTATTGCACCTGAAAGGTCTGCTAAAACCAATCACGTTATAAGTAGTAGGCTGATAGTAGGTCGAGAGTGATAGTAGGTCGAGAGTGATAGTAGGTGGAAAGTGATGGTAGGTGGAATGTAATAGTGATTTCAGAAATGATTTCGTGCCGTCTGTCGGACAGTTCATTTGCGTGACGCGCTATTTGTTGTCAACTAGCTGTTGAATAGCCTTGTCTCGTTTTTGATCAACGACCTATAGAAACCTCGGTAGTTAGCGAGGAAAGTCTGCGGCGGGTAGATGGCTCTCAGTACTAAAAATGACGAGGCCCGCATAAAAGCGGGCCTTTGGGTGCGTTTCCATGCGCAATGACGCTAGTTTTTTCAGAAGAAATTTGTGGTACCGTCTTCACCTAAGCGCTGGTGGAACAGTTTCGAGGGACAGCTTTGAACGTGAGAACTCAAAGCCTATGGCCCTCGGCAGGCACCGTCAAGCTCATTCGCTATACGAATCGTCGTTAGTTATGTCGTTAGTTATGTCGTTAATTAGGATCAAAGATCCTAATGTTCAGCGTCGTAAATAACGATTATGGCTGAATGAGTCTGAAGTTCGTCCTTGTGACTAACTGCGTGACGCCCCACTCCTGAAAGGTGTGGTTCATAGTTCTCGGAGTTACGATAATGAAAAACTTCATTGCGCGTTACCTCCCTGAAGAACTGATTCGAATCTTGCAGACGGCCTATTGGGCTTGCCGCTTGTTCAAAATCATTCAGCAGGTATAAAGCAAAAAACAGAGGCCACGGCCTCTGTTTTCTTTCGCACCCGCGTCCAACCCTTTTTAAGCAAGGCGACACCACCAGGACTGTGCGTAAGCGCATCCGTCGACGTACTCAATGCCACTCAATACGAAACCTGTTGGAGCCATTCCGGACAACGTCGCATCCTGCAGTTTCGGCAACGCGTCAGGCTCAAGCGGAAGTCCGTTCCTCACAGTCGCCACGTTGGAGCTACGGTTCAGCTCCTCACTTTCTGTAGGAGTGACCCCCACGTCTCCTCTAATTGGGGGATAGCGCCTACGCTCATCGGGCGTCAATGCTATACCTCGGCACCGCATAGGGGTTACCAGCATCAACATAAGCGCCCCCTAATCACTTTCATGCCCGTCCAACAGCGCTTCCACTGCATACGAGAGCGCACCATCCGCCTGCTCAAGCATATCGCTCAACTCATCTCTGTCGATCGTATTGCCGCTGTATAGCTTGCGGGCTTCCGTGATCAACACGCTGTGATGCGCCCCAGGATTAGCCAGTAACGCAGCTCTATCCTGCAGCAGTGAGTACCACGCCTCAGTCCCTTGGAGCTGTTGAATATTGTTCCTGCTCATGCGGGACACCTTTACCTGTACTGTATATGAATACAGTATATTTCTGATGATGCCCCCATGCTCTTGCGTCCGACGAACTGCGTTACCTGGTGGTTACAAAAATTCGGCAGAAAGAAAAAAATCTTGCTGAAAAATCACTTATCCCCCTCCCGCCGACGGGCTTTGCGTCCGCTTGTTGTGCAAATAAAAAAGTAGTGCAAACAACTCCGCAGTCCAAGCCGGCCATGGTGCTTCGCAGGTGATCCGCCATTTCACAAAGTGTAAAGTTTTGCGACGAAATGCAGCGGGGCTGCATAACGCCAGGGGCGTGGGTTACAGAATATTTTGATGAAACGCCCAAGTCTATTGAGCGAAAACTCTGAAAAGGCGGGGTTTCAGGGTGTTTTCAAAAACTTGCAGTTGTTTATTTTGGCTCGGATTGGACGTTTACAAAAAGCGGCTGAATCCCCTGCAAGCCACGACTGGCGAGAGTTGTGGCAGGTTTGATGGGTTTCATTCGGCGCCATAGACTTTCTGCCTGCTTCGCTACGTCTCCAACTTTTGCACCACATACTCCTCGGCGCCGATAGTACAGTGCCAATGCTCCTGCGCCTCAATCCAACGTTGAGTTATAGGGTTCACCGCAAGCGGGTTGTAAACTATTGCTGATGGGTGTTGGCCACCTAGTGTTACCTGCTCCAGAAGGTCCAGCCCTAAAACTGCGCTAATGCACGCGTTCTGTTCGTTAAGAAATGTGTCAGACGGCACCTTATTTTCGGTACCAGGTTTATCGAGGACAGGACGGTGTTGGTGGAATTGATCGACGATGTCCCCGGACGACCTGTCTATCTGGATTTGAATCGGACCGACGCTGAATAAGACCTCGACAGCTACAGGTTTTCCGCTTACGCCGTAGAGTCCAGTCATCGCATACGGATTCAGAAGGCGTGTGTTGACCGCAATTATGTAGGGTTGGTCTGCTTTAACCATCCCGGATTCAAGGTATCCCCATAGCTTTTTTGTTTTCTCGGCGACAGCAGCAGTCCACCGTAGATTAATAGCTGCGTGAGGAACTGATTGGACTTGCCCGGTGCACGACTTAGCCAAGTAATCTTTAGGGATCCCAGCAGGTTCGGGTGTTTGAAGCTCGATCCAAGCGGATTTCCCATCTTTAGTAGCAAGGAAGTCGGGCCCCTCATTTCTGCTTTCCAATGAAAACCCATCACGCCACAACATGTCAGCGAGAAGTAGCTCTCCCACGCGTTGGGCGTAGGTAAAACGCTGTCCAGATGTCAGCTGTTGCTCGAATATGCGATCAGCAAGCCCTGCATCTCTGAATTTGTCATAGAGCGCAGTCAGAACCTCAACAGCTAATGTGGCACTCGCTGGTTGAGCTCTGCTCCAGCTCTTGACAAACTGTTCAATAACCTTTTCTCGTAGCGGGTGATGAGCCATGGTGTTATTTCCTGATTGAAGCCATTTGGCCGGCATTGAAAGGGGAAGAGGTGATTTCGCTAATCACAGTCGAGGAGAGGGCTGACCGTTTTGAAAAGTGTGAGAGGGCGAACGCAATCGAATCCTCGTCACCGGATCTAAAAGTGGTCCGTGATCAGTCGAAGACGGTTTAGTTTCGCTATCTTAGGGGCAACCTAACCAGTCCCTGAGCGTTTGAGACGAGCTAAGCCCTGCTTGATATGCCCCGCATTCTCACCAATCGTCTCCAAGGTGCCACGTACGTTTTCACCCGCCTCCACTGAGCCTTGTTGTTGTTCGATGCAAAGCGTGAGCTCCATCAACGCTGCTTCAAGGGCCAACTGATTTTCATACATCCTCTCAAGGACATCAGAGAGCGAATATTCATGTGCCAT